CCAGCCGTCGGAGTCTTTCGCCCATGTACTGGTTGCCATCTTGCCATCTTTGCCGAGATAGCACCAGTCGGTCTTGTCCTTGCGCCATCCGTTCTTTACCGGTATGCCCTTCTCGTAGTAGTACCAGTCCTTTCCCTTCTTGACCCAACCGGTCTCGCCTGCATCACCGCCGCCGCTTGCGAGCTTCTTGATGCCGTAGTAGTTGCAGATCGCAGATGCAACTCTGTCCCACACGTTGTACAGGTTCGCCTCGTAGATCTTCATATCGTCTTTGTTGTCAATGAAGCACGTCTCGATCAGGATGTACGGCACGCCCAGCTTCGCGCACCTGTTCATGTTCGCGAGATCCGTGCGCTGCTTCGCTCCCCTGTCGAGCAGGCCGACGCCAGCGATCGCTGCTGCGACCTTCGACGCGAGTGCCTTCATGCCCGACGGCTTGTATAGGACCTCTGTGCCGTGCGCGCTGCCGTTGAAGCTGTTGAAGTGTACCTCGACGATGAGGCCGTAGTTGCTGAAGTCGAGCTGGAGGTTGCCGTTTCTGTTGTCCTGGTATGCATCACGTGCGACCGGATACCGCTGGACGCTAACATCGTATGCCGCGAGCTTCCCGGCGAGGATGTTGGTTGCTGTCCGTGTCAGATCCGCTTCTTTATAACCGCACCCGCACGCGCCAGTGTCCCCCGCTCCGTGTCCACTTATGAGAAGTATTTTCATTTCTGTCCTTTCCTATTTCCAGCGACCGATCGCATAGACATCGACCGCGACGCCGACACCAGTCCGAGACGCTGACGAGTACACATAGACGCTACCAATCGAGGTCAGCGAGTAGTCCGTGTTATTGCCAACGACCCATCCGTTACCGCCTGATACCTGTCCCGTGATGGTCAGCGTCGGATAGTTACCGACAAATGCAACAGGATAATTCGGATTACTGATACTGACCGTGCCGTATTTGAGCTGACCGCTTGTTGTACTGATGTTCATGCTCGACACATAGTGACGCGCCCAGCACTCGAGCAGACCGCTCTGCCACTTGCGATAGTTCCATGTGTTCGGGTTTCCGGTTCCGCCCTCTTCGATGACATAGTCGACGATGTCCGTCTGACCGCCCGCTGATGACCCGCCGAGGCTGTTGCTGATGCCCAGCGCATCCGCGAGCGATGTAGACAGAGCGCCGAGTTCCATGCTGTCGTACTTGTCCTCCAGCACGTTCCACACGGTCTTGACGACCTGAAACTGCCCGCTCATTCCGTATCGCGGGAACTCGACCGTGATGGTGTCGCACAGGTTGCACTGCAGCAGTGAATCATATTCTTCAAGGCCAAGATCCTGCAGACGGACGAAGTCGACCGAGATGCTGGTCTTTGGCAGGTTGGTCTTCCGTGTCCGCATTAACGTAGAAGCTAATGTCTGCAGCTGCGCCTTCGTCGGTTTGTCCTCGAACTTGTCGCTCAGGTCGAGCGATGCGCAGATGTTGCGCCCGTTATAGGATGCCCCAGCCATGTCGACGCGGTCGCCGATCACGAGCACCTCTGCGCCGTTGTCGTTTCCCTTCCAGTAAGGGACGCAGGACGTATATGTCTCGGAGAAGTCTGTATCGTCCTTGAAGTCGAGCATGTTGACCCCGTAACGGATCGCGAAGTCGCGCATCTGTCCTCGATGCTGGTGCAGGATGACGTTGAACTTGTCGAACTCGTACTCACCGCCGTACGCGTCCAGGATGCTCCCCTCGATGCCTCCGAGGAACTGGCGCACGCTTCTCGGTACGCCGTCCGCGCTTGCCATGTATGCGTTGCTCTCGATGTCGGTCTCGTAGGTGAACGGATTCGACGGTTCTGCAGAATTCTTCAGCATCGCGAACGCATCCGTGATGCTCGAGATATTCGTGCCCTTTGCGACGATCCCGCTCTGCCTGTACGAGACATGCACCGCGTGGAACTCGACGATGCCGTTGATCGGCTTCGAGTAGCTCATGATGTCGTAGGGCTGGATCTTTCCACTGTCGTCGTGCGTTACAGCGATGATGCGCCCGCACTGGATCAGGTCGAAGTTCGCGCCGTCAACAGGATATGAGAAATCGCACTCATAGACCTCATTTCTACCCTCAGTTACACGGCAGTCGATACAGTCGCGCAGTCGCCCGAGGCCGTTACTGATGAATGACGTCTCCCCCGGCTCGTAAATGATAGGAATCATGCGCTACACCTCCCACCAACGAGGGATCACTTTTACGCTGTCGAACGTGTCGCTGTACTCGATCACATTCTCGCCAACTTTAAGCGTCGGAAGCTCGGCTGGCATCTCGACAATGTTATTGACCGAAGCGATTCCGTTGTCGCCATAATAGTAGGCCTCACCAATGTCTAAATCTAAATAGATCGTGTCCCCAACAAGGAGCTTTGTGGAATTTCCTGTAATGGTTGCGTAATACCAATAAGATGGAAGTTTCACTCGCAGTTCAGCAGGGAGGGCCGGGGATGTGCTGACATGATAGAACGAAACGGTCTGTGCGTCCGCGTCGTACTTGAACGCAAACGTGAGGACAGTCGACGCGCTCCTTTGTGCGCCGTTAACTTTGTAAGTAATCGACGTATTGACCGCGAACGTCTTCGTCGCAGTTGTCCCATTTGTCAGTGCGAAACCGTCGAGATCCATGGCGACAATGTTGAAAAAAGTAGACCCCGGCGTTGCTGTGCCGGATATATCTCCACTCAATGATGCGGATACGGCAGTTACTTCGACATAGTCGTTGCCGCTTGACTGTTCCCATACTTCAAACGCAGAACCCGAGCCGCTTTCGACTGTGATTGAGTCGCCTGTATTCATCAGCGACACGTTATTGCTAAAAGCTACGGACCCACGAGTTGTTTGAATCGGCTGTAAAAGCGTAACAAGACCGTATGGCTCATTATGCACAACGACATTATCGCCATCGACGCTCAGCCGTCCATAGCCCTCCACCTCGACCAATGGACGCGACTCAAACAGTGTCGGGTTCGTGATCGTGCCGCCGTCCGCGACTGTGACCGCTGTCTCGCCTGACTTGAGGAAGCGCTGAGGCTGGCAGTCGAACGTGATGGTGAACTCGCCAGCCTTGAGCGCAGTCGGTGTGACTTCCAGCCCGCTCTTGTAGACCGCCATGCGGTACTCGGTCGGGTTGTAGTCGTCCTCGAGCCTCTTGTACCCCTTACGGCTTGCGAGGGCGTTGCGGAAGGCTCTGATGCCTTCGCGGAAGTCTGCCTCGGTGTCGCCGAAGATGCCCGCAGGATACGAGACCTCGATGTTCCCGAAGCGACCCTTGTCCAGAGCATAGGCACCATTGCGCCCGGGGATCTCGACCATCTCGACATCCCTCTCGGGCGAGTTGAAGACCGCGTCGCCCGTGATATAGATCCCGTAGTCTCTCGAGTCCACGCCATCAAAGACGAGGCCCTTGTACAAGCTGTTGTTCGGTGTAGGCTTTATTGCCATGCCAATCTCCTCCTCTTCTGTGCTTCGATGATCCTCTGCTCGACTGCGGCCGCCAGTTCATTGACCGACTGGCCCGCTGCGCCGTATACATTGATGACCACAGGGCTCGCGTTGTTGTTCTCGCCCGCCATCTTGTCTGCCATGCGATCCATCTGCGCGAACAGTTTATCGAGCGGGATGATCGCCTCCGGACCAGCTTCACCGGCGATGACCGTCTGCGCCCCGTTCAGGACGCCGCCCTCTGCAAGTCTCGGAAGACTGAGCCGACCGATCTTGCCGATGTTCACGCCTGGGATCTTGTTGATGAGGTTGATCGCGCCGTTGATCAGACCGATGCCACCGTTGATGATGTTCTCGATGGTTGCCAGCGCGCCATTAAGACCGGAACGGATCGCCCCACTGACCGCACCTGCGACTGATGTGCCGATGTTCGTGAAGACGCCGGTGATCGTACGCCACACTCCACTAAAGAACGAGCCAACCCCGCTGAAGACCTTCTGCACGTTCTGCCATGCTTCGCTAAACTTCTTTTGGAACCACTGGCCAACGCCTGCGAAGACGCCCGTGATGGATCTCCACATGCCCTGGAACAGTGTGACGACTGTTGTCAGCAATGTCGAGAACAGTCCCGGCAGTGCCTGAACCAGTGCAATGATGAGCTGACCGACCGCAGAGATGAGCTGCGGAACGATGACCGGTATCGCATCCACAAACGCCATGAAGAGGTCGATGGCTCCCTGCAGCAGTGTCGGGATGATTGTCGGCAGTGCTGATACCAGTGTCTGAATCAATGTCACGACCGCCTGGATCAGCACGGGGATGATCTGCGTCACAGCCTGCACCAGTCCGTTGAACAGTGCGATGCCGCCCTGCACGATGGTCGGGATCAGTGTCGGAAGCAGCGCAACGATTGCCTGTACCGCTGTCACGATGCCGTCGAAGATCACCGGAACCAGTTCGACGATCTTGCCGACGATGGTGTTGATGATTCCCGGAAGCTTTTCAGCGAAGCTCGTGATGGCGTTCTGCGCTGTCGTTACAAAGTTATCGAACCCGACCTTGTTGATTGCAAGTCCGAGACCAGCAAGTGCAGCCACGACGAGCGTGACCGGATTGGTCAGCAGCGCAAACGCCTTGCCCAGCATCGGGATCTTGGTCGCAAACGCGGAGATCTTCTTCAGATGCCCGCCGAAGAGCTGCATGCCTTTGCCGACCGCGATCAGAATCGGTGACAGCCCTGCAAGCGCTCCGGAGATCCCCATGATCTTAGCAAGTACGCCACCGTCAAGCCCGGCGATCTTCTCGGCGATGTTAGCCGCAACGTCAACGACCTTTTCCATCAGCGGGACGAGATAGCCTGCAATCTTGGTGCCGACGATTTGCACAGCCTGCAGGAAGACGAGCTTGATCGTGTCGATCGCGTCGTTGAACTCGTTGGCCTTGTCCAGTTCTTCCTGGCTGACCGGTTCGAGACCGTGCTCCGCCATGATGGTCGCCACTTTCTCGTAGGTCGCGCCAGCATCCTCGATGAGCGGGTTCAGCTCGTTCGCAGACTTGCCGAAGATGGCCATCGCGATCGCATCACGTTCGGTCTCGTTTTCCATCTGCCCGAGGGCCTTGATCGTCTCCTGAAAGACGTCGTTGCTGTCGCGCAGGTTTCCGTTCGCATCCGTGACGCTGATGCCTAACTGCTCGAAGTACTTGAGCTGACTGCCGCCCTCAGACGCGCCCAGCATGCTCTTTTTGAGCCTCGACTGCGACTTCGCCAGTGTTTCGACCGGAACGTCGACGAGGTCGGCCATCGCCGCGTACATCTGCAGGTCGTGCGTGCTGATGCCTGTCTGCTTCGAGAGCGTGTTCAGATCGTCAGCCATCGCGCCCGCTTTGTACGTGACCGCACCGAGACCGGCAGCGACCACACCGGCCGCCCTGCTGAGCGGAGCCATCGCACGGCCCGCGCCTTCGATCTTCTTGCCAGTGGCCTCGAATGCA